CTATTTTATAATTAGAAAACCAGAAGTTAAAACCCCCGTTACTGCAATTATTTTATAAAACAAAGAAACCCTTTTCTGTTTTTTCAGTTCTTTTTCCCGAAGCAAGACTATGTTTTCCAAGCTCTGGAACTCCTGAAGCCTAATTTCATTAATTTTCTGGAGTTCGGTTTTCTGGTTCTCCAGGTTAGAAATTACTTTATCTTTCAAATCCACTTTTGTCTCAGTAAGCTCTAAGGCACCTTGTGTCCTTTCCAGTTCCTGCCGGCAGGCATCTCCGGCAATCAGATCAATTGCAACTGCTTTTGCTTGATTCTCACTCAGGATAACGTTCTGTGAAAAACTGCTGAAGCTGGCTAGCATTATAACTATTAATAACATTGATTTTTTCATCTCTTTTTTTTCTGATGGTTAAAATTTCTTTTTTGGTTTTTGACAGCTCTAAGTCTAGATTCTTGACCTTTACATTAAGGCTATCTTTTACATTGTTCAAGATTTTCACGTTTGTATTTAAAACTTTAATATCTTTTTCGAAGCCTTTTACTTTCTGTTTTTCTGTGGCGACCTGTTCGGTAAGCGAGATCTGGTCCGCGCATTGGAATACAATTGATATAAGCAGAATAGTAATAATAATGTGAGGTATATAATTTCTCATGATTATTGTATATAATTTTGATTGAAAATTGTACTTATAGAATGATATAGCCTTCTTTGTCTCTCTTTTTTGGCTGGAGCGTACGCCAGTTGTCAAAGCCAATTTTGTCGAAGTGTGGCATGTCTTTGAAAGTGTTCCAGTTGCCGCCCCAGTTCCATCCAAATCTTGCAAATACTTTCACGACTTCCTGCCAATCGGCAATGCCATCATTATCCCAGTCTTTTGCCGTGTCCCATGATGCCGTTTTTCCGTCAATAATCAGGCAGATATCAACAGCAAAACCATAGTTGTGGACAGACTGGCCTCCTTTTGCATTGGTAATTTTTTTGCCGGGAAGCGTTCTTCCCTGCGCATACATAAGATTTTGTTCTTCTATAGTCCGTAAGCCTTGTGTGATCCTTATTTTTGCTTTTCCAGTCAGGGCTTTATCACATGCTTCAACTATTTCAGTAACTTCTTTTCTTACAGCCGGATGAAGTTTTCCAATTCTTTCTTTTGTTGGTTTATCCATTGTTTTCATTTTTAAAAATTTGCTGGTATTTATCTGGCAGGAAATGCAGGATTTTCTTAAATAGGTTTGTTCCCCCAGCTTTTTCGATATTCTCTCCAATGCTCCAAATCTCGATGAAAGAGAATAGGTAAAGTGCAATTACAGGCAGAGTGAGCTTTCTGTCAAAAACCTCAAACAAAACCATTCTTTTAAGAACCCATTCGTTAATCATGAATGCAATTATCAGATAGATTCCATATTCTAAAAAAACTTTCTTTGCCCACTCCCGCAATCCTCCGGAAGTTATCTGTTTCCAAAAGTATCCTCTGAATGGATTAAACTTTAATCCTTTTTTCACTGCATCTACATGGATTGAAGTTATCGTGTCCAGTGTAGTTGCGCCCAGAAATATATAAAATGCCAGATGCAAGTCGGTATAGTATGCCAGAACTCCGGAAACGAAGGAAACAAGCCATAAATAGAACTTTTCAGTAAATGGTATGCCTTGGGCACATCTTTTTAGCATCGTGCCTCCGAGACTTTTTATAATTATTGATTTCATTTATGTAATTCGTTTATTGATTTTCTGCAATGGTCCTTATCTAATGTGTCAAGAATAAAACAAAGCACCTTACCTGTTGTTGTCAGTGTACCATCACGTTGATTCTTTCCCAGTGCACTGGATATAGTTTCGTTTACCACACCAAATTCATAACCATTTTTTTTTCTTAAAGTTAGGTTCCAAAGCGTCCGGTATTCTCGGTTCCCAAACTTATCCAAGCTTAAAGCTGTGTCAAGGAAATACCCTTTTTTCCAAACAATAATGTAATTAATGATCGTAAGAGGTAAGATCAGTATCCAAGCAATAAAAAATAAAAGCAGTCCCATAGTTATAATTTATTAAGTTAATTATATACTCTAATTTCTATAGAAGCGTTAATTAAAATATTGTCAGGCCCATTAGTTGTGATAATAAAGCTATTATTATCAATCCTGTTAAAAACCAATGTATAAAAAAAGTTATTTTGTTGTAAGAATGCAGCTGTTTTTCCTTCTGTAAAAGCTCCTGTTAACGTGCCTCTATAATTTGATTGTGAATCATGGCTCCACATAACTTCTCCTCCGAAAGTGTTTTCTAAAACTGTAGCAACCGGAGCAGATGTCCCTGTTTGAGTTAAAAGAGCAACATAGACTTTATAAGGCTTTACTATTGAATTGACATATTCTTTTGTAATTGCAGCTTTACCACTTGCATCCGCCTCTATTAATGCATTGGTTTGAGAAGGAATGGTCGCAAGTCCGGCAGTGTTAACTGAAAATCTAATATCTCCAACCCCATTAGCAATAGTTACTGTATTTTGCAGGTCAGCAGCTAAGCCGGTGACTTTTCCAATAACGACATTACCGCTACCTGTTGTTATTCCAGTTGCTTGGCCATTATTAGGGGCAATTATTAAATTATTAGAACCTGTTGTTAAACCTAAATTAGTGTTGATGCTACTTCCTAAAACAACATTGCCCGAACCTGTACTAAGATTGCCCAGAGCTGCATGTCCTACGGCAATATTATCATTACCAGTACTTATTACTGCTGCAAACCTACCTACGGCAACATTTCTTAAACCTGTTAAATTTTCTCTTAACGATGAACTACCAAAAGCTGTATTATTGCTTGCTGTTGTGTTTTTCCATAGAGAAAACGCTCCAATTGCGGTATTTTCATTGCCTGTCGTGTTGAAATGTAGAGTAACAGCCCCTATAGTAGTGTTATAATTTCCTGTAGTATTATTAGTCAAAGTTCTAACCCCTAAAGCACTATTGTAAAACCCTGTAGTATTCATTTCCAAAGGGTTGATTCCTACCGCTACATTATATTGGCCTGATAAATTCCCGGAGACTTCTACGGAATTTAAAGCTGAAGCTCCTAAGGCTAGATTATTAATGCCATTGCCGTTACCACGGCCTATGCGGACACCATTAATCAATTTATCTACACCTCCCAATTCTTGTAATAAATTGTTATTAACAATTCCTGATTGTGTTGCGCTAACATCCCTTAATGCCGCCTGGAACTTTGCAACTGCCCAATCATATATCGCTTTGATTGATCCATATTTTGTAGTTGATAGCTTGTCCGCTTCTACATCTTGTGATTTATTGGCTGTATCTTCTTTCCCTGACATATCCACCATACCACCCAATCTATCCCATTCAATACCATTCCATGCATAATTACTACCGTCTGTCTGAACATCATAGACATCCCCGATTACTTGCCCTGATGATGGCAAATCAGCTAATGTTGCTACACTTCCTTTGTATTTGTAAACAGATGATATTTTAGTATCAATTTCGGTTTTTGTGTAGTAGTTGTTTATATCAACATTAGCTGTCCCCAAATAATATAAGTTGCCATCTTCATGCTCTATAAACTCTACTTGTTCACCAGGCTTTAAAATGAAATTTTGATTGTTTGGAAATATAAAATATTTTCTATTGGCTACCGTTCCCGAAGGATTATGAACAATAGTTAAATTAGTCGCCTGATTATTATAAAAAACATAGCTTTTGCCTACATAAGTAGAAGTCATATAGTCAATTAAATATTCTAAATTCCCGAAAGGGGCATAAAAATCAGAAATCATAAAATAGGAACTTTCACCATACAGTCTAACACTATTTTGACCTGGAGCATTAATGTCTGCAAAATATTTCTCAGATTTTCTTACAAACGGGCCGCCTAATACAGGATTGGCAGGGGTTCCTACAGTTCTTTCTGTAACACTCATTTCTGTTACTAAAACTGTATTGGGAGGAGTGTTTGGCCGTATACTGATACTGGCCGTTTCCTGGCCTCTAATTAAAATAATATCATTCGAAGTATTGGCAACTAAAATATCTATTCTTGTTAATCCTATTGCACAAAAAGGTACTGTTCTTTCAATATCAGATGTATTTCCATAATTAATATTCCCAATCTTCCATCTCGCTCCGGCCGGAACAGTTACAACATTTCCATCTAATGTAATATCTCCTAGATATAATATAGTATCAAAAAGACCTGAATTAATCGCACTGATAATTTTCTCAACTTCCAGACTTTCAGAAATTCCATCCCTCGAAACATGAAGTTTTGATGCCGGATTTAAATCTGATTGTTCAGGCAATTCATCAATTTTTTTTGCATTAGTTGCTATTGCATTAATCATAGCAGTAATAGCAGCTAATCTTTGGGTTACAAATGTTTGAAAACTCATTAGATCTTTAATTTATTAAACAAAAGTATAACATATTATGTTATTTATAATGATTCTAAATAACATATTTTGTTATTCAGAAAAGCATTTTTGTTATTTTTGTATTATGATGTTTATAATTATACTTTTCGTTGCGTTAGTGGGTGGTGGCTGGTTAATTGGAAAACTAGTTGGAGAAGCTTTATTTCCTAACAAAGGCAACAGTAGAATCACTTATGTAGATAGGTCGGTTCATCATCATTATCATGAACATAAAAACATTTCTATAATTGATGATACTACGAAGAAAAAGGTTTTTGAACTAAAAAAAAGTAATAGCAATGGATAAAGAACAAAATAAATTAGTACAAGATTTTCAAAATGCATGTAAAAATGGTGATTTCAAATCAATTTTTGCATTAGCTGATACTTTGAAAGAGTGTAAAAAACATGATGAAATTTATATTACTGAATGTAAATTTTGCTCTGATGAAGCCACTGATTAAAGTGGCTTTTTCTTTTAAAGTTATTAGTATCTCAAGTAACCACTCTCTGTTGAAATCAATCCAGGCACCTCTACCTCGCTTCCATCAAAATCAAGATTGCCACTAGTTTGAGAATTATAAACATTTCCGGTCTTGATCATATTGGCCGTTAAAACATAAAGATTTGTTTTATCTAATGGTCCCTCTGTACTAAAACTTCCATTTTTCACATATCCTACTCCATTAATAAGAACTTTTTCATGAGAAAGCGCAATCATGAGTTTACGCCATATTTCTTTGGTTACCGGTTCAAATTGAAATTCATCTACCTCATACATATCTGCATTTAATAAAATAGCATCTGTATCGGTTTTATGAACCTCACTCTGTTCATCAGACTTACCGCTAATTTTAATGTATGGTATTCTGATTTTATGTTCAATACCTGTACTGTAAAAAATATCAGTATTGGTTGTATTCCTATACCTGATTTCAAGTACATTTTCGTGCTTTACTTTACAGTATATAGTTTCGGACAGGTGTGTTATCGTTGTGAAATTTGAATTAGAATTTACTAGTTTAACTTTGAATTTTTCATCAATATAATCCACCATATCAATAGAAAATTCATAAACTTCATAATTAAATCGGTTGTAGATAGATCCAGCTATAACATTTACTTCCGAACCGATATAAGTATTCGAAAAAACTATTACGTCAGCATTTTTTGTTTCATCAAAAACAATATCTTCAATTATATACCAAATGTTAGCTATTTGAAGATAATTTCCAATTTCTCCCCATTCCGGTAGCAATCCGTTTAAAGCATAAGGACCGGTTACAGCATTACTATTATAATCGTAAATGTTTCCGGATATAAAGTATATTCCGGTTTTCCCGTTACCAACATTATATTTCCTGCAATCCCTTTTATCTTTTATACCAATATTGCTGGTTTTTTTCTCAACGGGAATATTTACTATAGCTCCATCCTCATTTACAAGAGTTGCAATATTTGACGAATAATTAGATTTGAATTGTGTTGTGATAATATCAGCACTTTGAAATTGTTGTATTTCGGAATATGGCAATTCTACATCAACTTCACAACTCAATGTGTTTTCATCTGTTTTATAATTTTCAGAATCACCCCAGTTTATTCGATTAGCAAACCTTATCGAATTTGATTTAGATATGTAAAAGTAAGGCGTTTGAATCCCAAATTCGTCAATCAAAAACGATCTATTGACATTGCACCCAAAGTTGTCTTTTATGTATAAATTATAATTCCCGACAACAAGTCCGTTGAATACATTAGATGTTTGCCATACGAAATTATCCAAAGAATACTCTAATGTTAAACCATTGGTATTTGTACTCTCAATTATTGCCGTTGCGCCATTAGGCGAGTTATTTATTAAAACACTGAAATTTGAAGCATTTAGCAAACCAGGCATTTCAATGATTTGATTTATTTGTTCTCCATCCGCATTTTCAATAATCACGTTTATAGATGAACCTCTTAAAGCTTGAAAAGAAAATGGATTTTGTGTATTACCATTTAATATAAAAGGGCTTAATATTCTTGTTGCCAATTCATTTGTAGTAATGACTATGTTGATATTAAAACATGGGGATGAAGCAGCTTGAACAAATGTGGTTGAGTTTATCGCAAAAGCAACTGAGTTACCATTGGTAATCTCAAATCCAATACTCGGATGGTTAGTATAAGGGGCAAAGATACCATTCACAACAAATTCTGTAAGGCTGTATAAATTGTTTGCTACAATTGTAACTTCATTACTATTTCTCATTACAACATATTGCCCTCCTGTATCTAAATTAAAAGCTGTCTGAAAATTAACAGCGGACCTTTCCCCAGGAGTAGTAGTTGCAATACCTCGTGTTACTTGATTATTTGCACTTCTTAGATTAACCCAATTGAATATTTGTGAGACAGTCGTAGGTACTCCCCAGCCGCCTCCATCATTTACAACATCAAATCCTAATTGCGCACCAATTGGCAAATCCTGAGTAAATGTTATCGTTATTCTTGATGCCGGCATAATTATTATTGTTTAAAATTTATCTAGCTGATTTTAATATTTTCCAATTCCCACGCCCATTTGGCTTCAAATTAATCAAAAAGCCTTTCTCTATTTCGTTTCTTTCGTTCTTAAACTCGACAAGGCCGTAAAAATTTTGTATTTTCTTCCCCAATATAATTGATGTTCCATTGACTTGTTGCATAATATCAAAATCGCAAATATGTTCAAATTCTATTTCCTCCGGTATGAAACGTGCCGGCAGTAACTCTGAATTGATTATATTACCATTCTCAGCATATTCATTACCATTAATCATTTTGGTTTTTAACTGGCTATTGGCGGTGGAACTGCCATATCGGATATAATCAGAAAGATATTTTTTAAAACCTCCGGAAAACCACCATGAGTGGCGCAGCAAACAGTTAAATGGTGAAAATCTTAAATTTGTTGCAGTTTCAGGGCTGAAAACTCCAGTTGGAGCTGCTTCGAAATCATCCCACCATTTTCTTTGTTTTAAAAGCCCGGGTATAAATCTTTTTAAATCTAAAAAAAAGACATTATTATCATAAGGTGTATCTTCTGTATCATTTAATAATTTTTGCTTTCTTCTCGCAAATTCTAACCCATAGCTATCTGCACGGTATTCCGATATTTTGGTATAAGTATTTTTTATACGGTTGATGACAGTAGTAAAGGTAGATTTTGCATTATACTCATCCAGCCCGCAGGCTTCTTCATAATCACCACCCTCTTTAAAACCTATTTCTAATGAGGAATAACATTTATCCGTTGCAATGGTGCGCTTTACATTTTTTACTTGATTTGGGAGTCTGATCGTGACATTAGGATTGTAAAAATATCTTAACTCTTCCAGCCTGACCCTTTCTTTAAAACCTGCTTTTTCTATTCCTATCCCGACATTCCAAACAGCCGCCATCGATTGTGCAAAGTCTTTAAAAGAGGTCGTTAAGGGTTTAAATAAATTTTCAACATTTGGCTGTCCTTCTGTTGGTTCTGGTGATTTATAAAATCCGCGAACCCAAAACCCATGTGTAAACCCGGTAAAAGCACCCTTTCCATTTACTGGATATCCTAAATTCGTTCTTGCTAAAAAATCGGAATAAAATCCATTTCGTTCGTTGGTGACAATGGTTACTAATCTATCAGCTAATTCATGAGCCAATATAGCCTTAGTCGTAGTCTTTTCATGAAAACTATCTTCATCCATTTTTAACTCACCAACCATATCCACCATTGTAATTCTTAATTCAGCATGACCCCTCCTTTGAAGGTCAGCTTTTTCTATTGCTTCGATGGCCAAAGATTCCCCAATATTTATGACAACTCGTCCCTGATAATTCACATTGAAAGTTCTTCCTGATGCATCAAAAATGGCACTTTTATTGGGAAGCCCAAAAAGTCTTTCCCTCGAAATAGGTTCATAATTTATACCATTTCCATACTTAGTTAGATTAATATCAAACCAAGCCCAACCTATATCTTCCTGATGTACATTTAACTTAAATGTCATTATAATTGAAATATCTAAAGTCCTTTGTCTCTCCGAAACCGCATAAAACATCATTCCAGTAGTTCCATAATTTTCATTGGCATTACTCTGAATATTTACCGATTGCGCATTTTCATGTGATTGATTAACCAATTGAAAAGGAACACCCACAGATTGGTCTCTTGTATTTCCTGCTTCTGATTCTATAAATACTTCTCCGTAATTGTTAGGTGCTTTTAATTCCCATTTACTTTTTAAAAATATTCTGCGCCCTTCCAGTTCCACATCAATGGTACTGAGTTCTGGTATTGTTTTACCGTCAATGGTAGTCAATCTGTCAACTTCTACTTTCTCGCTTTCACGGGATTTTAATAGTTGCTCTAAACCACCAGAATTAAATTTTACACCTACCTCGTTCTTTTCCCTGGTCCATGTCGATAAGTCCAGATAACCAGAGTAGGTCAATGTCCATACATCTGTTTGGGGATGCTTTTCTTCCCTTATTAGTTCCACCTGTTCATTAATGCCGTACAAGTCTAAAACCAGTTGAATATAATCGGCACCACTGTCAATAAATTTTAAGGAGTTTGAAAATTTAGCAATAATTCCATGATATTGTTCGTGACGGGAATATTCTTTGTCATCTTCAGTCCAGCCAATGGGTTCTGTAACAATTAAAGAATCTAAATTTTTACTTTTAAGCGTGTAGCGGACACGGTCGTTATAGGTTGTATTTATATTGCTCATGAAAAATATATAAATACAAAAATAACATATTATGTTATAATATAACAAAATATGTTATTTCTATTTTAAATGAAAATAAATGATTTTAGACATTATATAGAAACGCTTCTGCCCACAAATAATTTAATTTTTGAGAGCAGTGCGAAATCTAGCAGTCTATTTGTTTTTTCTACTCCTTTATTATTTTCCCTTCTTGTTTGAACCCTTTTTCATTAGTTATGACATATAAATAGATTCCTTTTTTTTGATTTTCTAAATTTAAGTCTTGATCGAGTTTTAAATTTTTTAAAATTTCCTCTCCATTCATATTAAAAACTGAGATTTTGTAATCTTTTAAATTTTCTCCTTCAAATTTTATAATAGAAGTTGTTGGATTTGGTGATAAAATTATACTCCCCTGATTTGTAACAGTCTTAGATGAATTAGCAAAACCACCTATTCCACATTCAGGATGTATAAAACAAGTAGGGGTACTGCCCATAGAAAATCCAGGAATTGGATAATCCGGATCAATTGATCTATATTGTCTCGATTGCACACCATTTGAAACTACTAAAGCAAAACTTTTTACTGGGTTAGTTGGGCATAATTCTCTAAATGTTGGATTTTGCGTATCAAATGTCAATAAATTATCATTTGCAAATTTAAAATACCAAGCAAATGTTAGTCCAATTGATGATATAGGAGCTTGATATGGCATTCCTAAATATCCATAATTTAAAAGGCCTTCCTCATTAACATCTGGTGGACCTTCCACAGGATCAAAACCGAAACAGCTTACTCTTGGTAATGGTGTGACAACAGGTGCTTCTAAAACCACCCCACTAAAATTACAAGTATGACAACCAGTTTCATCAAAATAAGTTAACTGTAAAGTGAAAGGACCAGCTGTTATGCCTTGAATTTGAACAGTTTGTTCCGTATCTATTCCAACAATTCCAACTGTTTGGTTGTCTGAAGAATCACTATCATTGTTGATATCCCAATCATAGCAACTTGAACATTGAGCCGTCAGTATTGAACTAAATATGTTCGTTTCCCCAATAGTTACTTGTGCATTGCCAATGATACATAGATTTAACTCATTACCGTCATCACCAATAATCCGTCTATTGGCATTTTGAGAATATAGAATACTCGATACTGAAATTAGAAATAAAGATAAGAAGATGTTTTTCATTTTAATTTAATTTTGATTATGCCTACTATTTTAAAGTACCTGTTCGGCTAATTTCCCTTTTATTCTCTGCTGACATTACTTAATAACCTTGTCAATTGCTAACCGTTCCGTACAATTGCTTGAATAAATCAATGTTTTTCAAATCTTTTTCGGGTAACGTAGGTAATGAATTGTCTGTCAACACATAAAATTAAGAAATAGAAATTTATCCTGCAAGAAATTACATAAACATTTTAATATAAGTATGATTATATGTATATTTTTTTGCAATTAATCTTGTTGTGGTACTCAGCATTATACATACATTTTATTATAAAGCTATTATTTCTTTAGTTTAGATATTGTTTTGATCAAATCAATTTTACTATCTAATGGGATTAACTCCGGTGTGCTAGTAATTATCAATTTAATTATAGGATTGGTACAAGATGTTATAGTTAAATATTCCAAAGCTTGAATATATTCTATAAGCTCTTCTTTTGATTTGTACGCATATTTTGAAAGTGCCATATTTCTGAACTTTAATTCAGATAAATTTATAACATTTATGCTGTAATACAAATTTATTATGCCTTATTTTATTTGAGTATTATTTTACTTGCTTTTAAATTTGAGGATTTTCATAAAAAATGTTATGAAAGAGTGTACCCATTTTACCTCAATAAAGAGCCATTTTGTTTTTGCTTTTACTCCTTAAGCTAGAAGCAAAAGAAAGTTTTAGGGATTTTTTAAAATAATAAAACCTGCTGATAGGCAGGTTTTATTATAATTAACTATTATTATTTTATTCATAAGTATAGGTAGTTCTAGTTTTAGAAACTCCATTCAACTTTTCAATTACCTGAATAGGGTAGCCCTTATCATTATAGGTATATTCATATGTTGTAATGTATCCTGCGCTTTCGGTTATTCTAGTAACATTGTTTTTTGAATAACCCGCTCCATCCATACTATTCATAAAGGGCTCACTAAAAATCAATGAATATGGATTTTTATAATTATCATATTCTATAGTTACATTATAATTGGTTGACAATATCCTAGACATATTACCTTGGGGGTTATACTGGAACTCCTTACTGCTATCTAAAATGTTATTGCTGAACTGTTGTGCACTTATTAATTTTTTATCAGAATTATAAGTGTAATTATGTAAAAAGTACATATTGTCTTCAAACGACAACATACTAGAAATAATGTCTCCTGTATAAGTATATGTGCTATTTCCTGTTAGTATGGAATTATTAAAATAATTATTTCTTATCAATTTTCCATTTTCATATATATATTCCGTTTTATCAACATTATTACCTTCTGTTTCTTCTCTTTTTATTAAGATATTGTTAGAATAAGTAAAATCAAATATTTCTGAAGTATTAGTGATAAGATCTGTTTCTACTTCTCTTATTAGCTTCAAACTATCAGAATTTGTTTGATCTTCGTTATCATCCTCTTTAGAACATCCAAAAAAGGCTAAAGTAATCAGTAAGTAAAAAATGATATTTTTCATAATTTTTAAGTTTAGACTGTAAAAATAGTAAAAAAAGTAACTCCAATTTTAATTTTTACAATTTGTAATCAAAGTCTTTTGGAGGAACGTTTACATTGGTTAAATGTGATTTAAAACAAGAAAACCTGCTGATGGACAGAATCTAATTTAAATCAATAAGAAATATATTAGAAAAGCTGATTTTTGACTTCATCATTAGGGTAGTCATGCGTACAAGCAATCTTTAACTCATTTATTATTTTTGAAGTAATAAATTTTAAAACAGATTGCAGATCTTCTTTATTTTTAAGTCTATTTAATGGATGAATAATTGAGTTATAACTTTCTAAGATTATATTTTGCTTCTTTAAACTTAATTTCCAGTACAATAAATTATAATTTGCAAAAAGAAGTAATTCCTTTCCAGTAGGTATAACTACGTTAAAATAAAATTTATTCCCTTTAACTCCATTTGTCAGAAAACTAAAATTAATGGATTCATTATTTTCAAAATAAAAAAATTACTCATCATTTTTTTTTATACTTATTGTTTTGTTTAAAGTAAAGGTTAAATTAATGGTTTTACCAGACAGTTTAATTTCAAACCCTAAATAATTATAATCTAAATCATAATATAAGGGTAAGCATTTACTATCTGACATAGTAATATTATCAAGCCAAACTTCTTTTCTTTTTAAGTAGTTACTTTCGGAATATACTGTTTCAATTTTATTAATTATTTCATCAAGAGACAGCTTATAATTAGGTTCAATAGACATCTAAATAGCTTTTAATTACTCAATACATTTTAAAATTTCTTTAAATTTTTTAGCTCTTTTTTCTTTAACATCATCGTCAATATAACCATCTGCTGTATATACTCTTAATTTCAAAATATTTTCTGTTAAAAGCCTTTGATAATTTTCGTCAGTAATAGGTATTAATACATCTTCGTACCAAGTTGTACTTCCTAACTGATCATTATAAGAACTTCTTGCAATTGTTGTTTGCATTAATACTAATGAAACAGTATTTTCAGAATCTGTTTTTAACATAATTTGATCCCCTTGCCTTAAAGTAAATATTTTTGGACTACTTATATATAATTTTAAGTATCTATCATTATTTATTTTCTTTAATGAATAATTTGTTGAAAAACCAAACCCTATACCTGACATTGTAAAAGCTTCTTTCTTAGTTTCTAAAATTTTATTTTTACTGAATTCATCAACTTCATTTATTTTATATTTACAGTTTTGAGAATATCCGAAAGTGGTAAAACCCAAAATCAAGGCTATGATAATCTTTTTCATAATTTTTATTTAGTAGTATTACAAAAATAGCAAAAAAAGCTAACTCCAGTTTTTATTTTTCATCTTCCATAGTTCATGGGTAAAATCTATTTTGGGAATGTTTACAGTAACATTTGATTTATTTTTCTCGATAGCCTTTGTGTTTCTTTTCAACTCATCTAATAAATCTTTCCCGTAAGTTTTTTCAAATTCAATATTGACCTGGTATTCTGTTGCTTTTCTTCCCTGCATATTAATACCGTTCAGTAATACTGCCCGCTGCAATTTATAATACTCCTCGACACTGCCATGTACTTTATCGCCTCTTTCCAATTTTACCAGTGTATCGGTTGCGGGTGTCATTTCGATTAAACCGCTAGCCCTTTCAATAATTTCACGGCGACCACCATCACCGACAATAGCTAATTCTTCTGGGCCACTTTTACGTCCATGCTTGTATTTTGGAATGGGTGTAGCAAGAGCGGCACCTAATTGAAGGGCACCAATACCGGCGGCAATAGCAACACCCCAAAATGTGGGAGCAGTTGCAGCGGCGGCCTTGATAATTGCAAGAGCTGTTTGAAGCCCAATTTGAGAAATAGTAAAAGCTTTTTCAAAAACAGCTTGTTTCTGCTGTTCTTTTCTCTTTTCTGCTTCTAATTTTTTTCTTTTTTCATTAGCTTCTTTTTCCAACATGTCTTTTTTACGTTGGTCATTTCCCGCTTTTTCAATTTCACCATTATAATACTCGTTACTTCTATTAATTTCAGCATCAATATTTTGAATTTTTGTATTATATATAGTGTTTGCTAAATCTCCAAGCGCAGTAGTTAAGTTCCTTGAAATCTCTAGTATTTTTTTAGCCCTTTCTCTTTCATTCTTTTCATATTTTTCGTTCTTTTTATCATTATTACTTAATTCAACTTCTGATAAATCTAGTTTAGCTTTACTTAAAGTTTCTGCTATTTTTTGTCTTTTTTCAGCAGACAATTGTTCCTTTTTTGGAAGAGCATCACTAGCTATTAATTCAGTTTCAAGATTATTTATTTGAAGTTTTAAAGCTTCTATTGCATATTTTTTCTTAATGTTGAATACTTTTTGTTCATGTTCTGCAATCTTATCTTCACGTTTTTTGTCAATATCGTTTAAGGCATTAAATCTTTTATTCTCGGCTTCTAATTCCGAATTCATTGCCAAATTTTGTTTAGATATTTTACCCTCTAATTCCTTAGTATATTTTGCCTCATCAAATTGATTTATTTTGTCTAATTCCTTTTGAGTTTTAGCATTTAACTCAGTTAATTTATTAGAGTAATCCTCATTGATTTTAAGTTTATCATTAATGTGGTTTTTCTCAACTAATTGAAGATTTACTTTATTGCCTTTGTTTTCTTCTAATTCCTTTTTATAACTTATTTGTTCAATCTCTAATAAATGATTTTTAGTTAAAAGCAATAATTCCTCTTGTTTTTTTTGGCTATTTGTAAGTGCCTGTACTCTTACTTCATCGCTTTGCAAATCATCTGCAACTATTTCATCATTAAATTTAATAGTTTGCTCTAAACGTTGTTTTTGCAACTCATATGATGAATCGGCAAGTTTTTTTTCTAAATCTAATTTGTCTTGGACTGCTTTCTTTGCTTTGTCTAAACGTTTTTTTCTTTCTGCATCAGTCTCACTATCTATATTTGGTTTGTCTGATTGAGGAACAGTATCAGAAGTACTTTTTTTTGGATTTATTTTTTCATTAGCATTGTCAATAATTGTCTGTTGTTCAGCAAGTGCTTTAATAAGACGCTCTTTTTCAGCTTTCATAGCCTTTTCTTTAGTACTTCCTTCACCCCATACGTATTTTCCAAAAAAACCTGTTTCCTCCCATTCCTTCAGTTCTTTTTCATTTTTTTGAAATTCTTTTTTATAAATATTCAGAAGATTTTGAGCTCTTACCTTTATACCTTCTGCTACTTCTTTTTCATTAGAAATTCCTAGTGTAAAAATTCCATTGAATTGTTTTCTAAATTCTTCCAGACCTTTTGATTGTCCCGCTAGTTTGGCTTTTTCATATAATTCATTCCAAGAAGTATTCAAACGTAATAATCCATTGAGCGCACCTTCAGCTCCTTCTATAAAGAATTTAAAGAATTCTGAAACAACACCACGCCCACTCCCTATTGATAAAACCAAACTATCATAGGTACTGGAAAGTCTCTCTGTCTTACCTTGCACAGTGTCCATTTTTATGGCGGCCTGTTCATCTGCAACACCCTGCTCTTTTGTGCTTTTTGTCAATTCTCTAAGACGATCATTGTGTTCAATAATATTAATAGCTGCAGTTGCATTTTCATCCCCAAATATTTTTACAATATTGGCATTGTCCCTTAGCAATGGTTTTAATACTTTCAATTTATCTTCAACAGGAACCGTTTTATCTTTCAGGTACTCCATTGAAACACCAGATTCTTTCAATGCTCCCGAAAGGGCTTTGAAGCCTTCTTTTGGCAATGCATCTGGTGCCGATATTTTAAGCAATACATTTCTTAATTTAGTTCCTGCCTCTGCTCCTTTTATTCCATTTTCAGCCAATAACTCTATCAAAGCAACACTCTCATGAATACTGATGTTTGAAGTTCTTGCAACGGCACCAAATTTTAACAAAGCTTCTGTTGTTTGAGGAATTTCGGCCGCTCCATATTTTGCACCTGCAGCTAATGCATCTACAAAAACTGCTGCCTGACTTGCATCTGCTCCAAATTGGTTCATTGCATCAGTTAGAGCAGTAGCTGCTTCCGGCATTTCCATACCAGCTGCTTTAGAAAGTGTCAAAGTGGCTTCTGTAACCTGGTTTAACGCTTTTACATTTTCTAATAATTCAGGTTTTGCCGAGCCTATCAGTTTATAGGCTTCAACTACTGCAATCGCACCACCTTTAGTAGATTTGCCTAATTCAATGGCCTGTTTTTTTAAGTAATCCAACTCTTTACCAGACGCTCCGGTTATTGCACTTAAATCAGCTACTGCTTGATCAAACTTTTTAACTGTATCATAAGCACTTTTCATTATACCCACAAAAGCACCAATACCTCCAGCAATACCAAAAGCCTCAACTAAATCTTTTAATCCAGTTGCCAGTCCTTTAAGGGGATAATTACCTACGTTTTTAGCAAAATCCCCAACTGCCGCATCTGCTTTTCTAACTTTTTGATCCAGGTTTTCAAATTCTTTTTGTGCTTTTTTTATTTCGGCAGTCGATGCACTTTCACTGGCAATTAAATCCCGTAGCTTGTTTTTGGCTTCGGTCCTTGCGTTATTTAATTTAGTGTAAGCTGAAACTAATCCTAAACGTTCCAGTGCTTCTTGCTTAAGTACTTTGTTGGCTATTTCATTCTGTACTCGTTCCTCAATGGTTAATTTTTTAGAACGCTCTTTTTCATCATTAGCTCTTTTTTCAGCTTTCTGTGTGGCTTCTCTTTGCTTCCGCTCGGCTTCCATTGTTGCTATTGCTGACCTCTTTATTTTATCAGCTGAAATTTCGGCAGCTTCTTGTTTTTTTATGGCATCAATGGCCTGTTGCGTGGCCAATGTCTCGGCTTGTTTTGCTGTGATATAATCTTTCTGGCTGTTTGCAACTTTAAATGCCTGCACTTGTTTGTTTAGTTCTTTTACAGACTCAACCAGTATTTTATTTTGCTTAATTGCTTCTTTTATGTTTTCAGTGTAAATCTCACCCCATTTCAAAGCTTCATCTTCGATAATATCTTTGCGTGTTATAATTCCCTTTGGATTGGCCATGATTATTTTTGATTTATTTTAAGTGCTTTAATTTTTGCGTTTACCTGCTTTTCATATCCGTAAAATGCGTTATAGGTAACCAGGTTAAAATCGCCAATATTAAATCCCAGTATAGCCGAATAACTGGCCATTACATCATCAACATTATAATCCTGATTTTCATTACCCTTCTTTTCAGGTAGCATACTCTTATAATTTTCTGCCTGGACTATATATGCATTTGCTTCCCGCTCAATCAATTTGATGTCTTCATAATATGATTTATTATCTGAAACAGAAAGCTGGTATCCAAGCCCCACAATGATGCTAAACAGTTCCTGATCAAAATCAAACTTTAAACATTCACAAGCCATCAAAACCACTTTATTTAGGGTAAGCAAACTGTCGATTTCTTTGGATAGTTTTAATATCTTTTTAGATTCAGTAGTCTGGTTTTTTGATAAATGTTCCTCATATAATTGTTCCCAAATCCCTGCAAGCACTTCAATATTCGCCTCTGTATCACTTAATAAAGAAATATCTCCTGTCTCTGAAATCTTTACAAATAATTTATAGGGGATGGTGTCAAGGGTTTTGTACGTCATGGTATAAACTTTATAAAAGAAACCTCCTTACAAGCCACAACACATTGTAAGAAGGTCCTTGATTAGTGATAACACTAAGAAATGTTGAATGTATGTTGTGGCATACATCTAATTTTTAAATTTCTAATATATCCCTGCAATTGTCAATGAAGAATGGCAATAACCTCTTTTCGATTACCTCCTTCAAATTTTCGTCACTCAATCCAAAAAGCTCGTCAGATAACCAGTTTTCACTACTCAATATTATAGATGTTTTCGGGTCCGTTGAACCAAAACTTAAAACACCAGCCACTTCTTGCATATAAAATCCTTTGAAAAAATCTCCGGTTTCATATCCCATAAATGGTTCTCCTTTTTTCTTATTCCCTCTTGATATTACTTCAGTAGCATAAGAATAAAAACCAATGGGATTTCCAAATATATCTTTGCTTTGGTTTAGTATCTGATCTTTATTTTTATCCAGCAATTCCTTCTGGATACTCCTTATAAACTTGAAAAGATCATTTTTCAGGCTGCTGGCCTTTAGTTTCTTTGCTTTCTGTAACTGATCGTTTAGTGTCGCCATTCCCTTTAATTGCAATTCGGTGAGCTTCTTTAAGCACTTCATCCAGTTCAGCGCTTGGGATATCTTTAAAGTCCTGCATTTGCTCAAATTCGACTTTAAATTCTGCAAAGGACTTGTTATAGCCCTCTGCAAAAGTTATCCCTTTCCATGTATTACGATTCATTAGATGGTAATTGTTAAAGGTTCCGGAGATTCATACATGATTGTAGTTTGCGCCACAACTCCGTTTAAAGAAATAGTGAAGCCGGCAGCAAAGCCAGTTCCTGTAACTGTATAAATACCATCAGGATCTGCCGCTACAAAAGAAACAGTCTGAACCTGGCCTACAGCATTTTTAACTACAATATTTGCAGCAACCAAAGAAGTCACTAAAGCACCACCTCCTGAACAACCAGCTAATGCTTTGAACCTGATTGTTGTTGCAGTTGCAGAAACTTGCTCTAAATTCAAATCAAATATTCCTTGCAGTTGCGTTTCCGTGTCCCATGTCGGTTTGATGCCAACCGCACCATCTTCTAATTCTTCATAATCGCGGTACGTAAGTGTTACTTTTGTAAAAGGGACCTTTCCGCTTACCTGAATGGTCCTGATATCTACAGCAATGCTTACATCTTGCCCCTTTATACTACCATCTGAAGTATTTACACCCAGAATAACACCTGTATCTGTTAGTTCAAAAACTTGTGTATATTCTGAATTGGCATATGTTTTTAATGCTCTATGAGAGCAGAAACCCAGAAAACATTCGAAGGTTGTTTTTTTGATTGCTTTAGCCGTTTCATAAGAGAAATTCCCACTCTCAAATTTTTTCGCTTCAATATTTGCAGGCGCAACTTCATACGCATTGTACAGCGGAACAATATCTTTGTTTTGAATGGCAGTTTTCCAAACAGATACATCTTTCATTGCTTGTAAATTGGCAAACCTAAAATTCTTTTTGGCCACAAATATTTTTTCTAATATGCCTTCAAAACACTGTTCGTTTTCTCCAGTATTTCTTGGTTTTGATTTTCCGCTATTGCAGATTTCTAAATGGATTCCCATGATTTTTTATTTTATAATTAACAACTAATTTGATATGTGATTTCCCCTGTAATGGAAAAGGTATGATAGGGGTGCATATCATTCAATTTTATACCTTCTGTATAATATTCCCCTAAACATTGTTTGATACCTTTCTCCAATTTTTCAAATGAAAAGCCGGGTTTTTTTCTAATTAATTCTATTGCTTTCATTTCGGCTTCCATATCTGCCCTGTGCATAATGTTGGGGTAAGCTTTTTTTAAGTTTACCATAAACACTATTTTGAGCTTATTTGAAAACAATATCCCTTCTTTGGTAGTATGGACATCGTCTTCTACAAAAAAGATATTGGCATTTTTAGTATCGTCCGTAAAAACATCCTTATACTCATTATTGCCAATGTATGCTTCAAGCATTAATCCTTTTTGTTCAGATGGGTTTTTATGTACTCGACCATAAACATCAATATCGCCCCAATTCAACCTATCAAACAAAAAGTTTTGAATATTTTGAATGGGAAAGTCAATGCCTTTAGGATTTAAAATTGTATAGTTCATAATTTACCAAATGCTATCGCCGATAACCACAATAGGGTCGGGGAAAATTATTCTTTGAGCTTTTAAAATGGCTCTTTCTTTTTTGTAGATAATACCTTTGGCTATAAAATGGCCATTATCATTACGTGCTCCTTCAAGCTCCACTTTCAATGTTTGAAAGCTGAAAGCATTGCTCCTTTCAGAGGCGTTGCTCCGGGTAGATGAAATAAACAATTCTAAACATTTTATGGCTATCGAATAACCAATCGCATCGTCAAAAAGTCTAGCCTTTTGTATAATAGTTTCTGAATAGTCTATCTCTTCCTGATAAAGAAAATGCTGATCTAAAATGGAAGTTAAAACCTCTACTACAGATTGCCTTTTCATATCGGCCAAAAACTCATTGAATAATACTTCATTGGCATTTACTTCTGAAATATTATTATACAGGTTCTCGACAGATGCCAGCTGGTGGAATGAACTTACGGTCCGTCCTGAATTTGCTAAAAGGTTTTCTGAACTGATAGCAGGAACAAGCCCGGATTGCAACGGCCTTCCCCAGCCGATTCTGTTTAAAAGAAAAGATATGCTTTCCTGAGTATACATAATTATGCTACAACAATGTTACCTTCAAACACCAGAACATCTTCATCAGACAATTCATTTACGAATTTCAATAATGTAGCATCAGTGTTATTAACTCTCGCAATTGTTTTTCCGGCCGCCACGTTTATAGCTGCAATAACTGATGCTTTCGTATAATTCACTCCTTTATAAGCAAAGTTTGCATCTCCCTCATTTTGATTATCCGTTGCAGCTTCTTCAGAATTAAGTATGTAAATGGAATCTACATTATTGATAACCGGCAGCACTAAAGCCTGGGAAGAAGTGAATTCTGCAAAAGGTTCCGGTGAGTGCCACTTTTTAAGTAAAATAAAATCATCCACTTTCTCATACATCACTGCTTTATTCGGGCGGGTTTCTTCTGCAAGAATGCCATAAACCAATTTTCCAACTTTCAAGTTTTGCAAGAAAACAACTTTGTTTGCACCCCAGGGCGTGTGGGTTGTTCTTTTTCCGTCTCTCTCAGTAACAACGGTCCTGTCTATTATCTGAATAGTCAGTTTGTACCTTTTTTGCATCATGGCATTTACCTGGTCCAAATCTGGCACCGGAATAGTATTCCCTGCGAAATTTTGACTAAAAGCATACTGTTCTCTTGTCTGCTGGTTAGATGCAAGATTATCGAAAGTAGCTTCATCCATTAAAAGAAATGCAGGAGAATCTCCTTTTGCCTTTGCTATCTTCACGATCCTCCTGATATCGTCTATTGGTTTTGATGCAGGGTTCGACCAAGGCAAAGCTGCCCCAAATGAGTTGTCGGCCTTGTACTGGAAATCAACCCTAATCCCTGTTCCAACATTCGTGTCGTCATCAATTAAGGTAACACCTGTTGATAAAGCCTGTAGGAACATAAACTCAAGCTTTTCGTAAATACCCATAGTTGCTTTGACCGTATCGGCAAAGATTTTCCCTACCAGGGTTTTAGTTTCTACATTCCTTGCCTGTAAGACGTCAATATCGGACATTGTCTTTTCATTCAATGAAAATTTCATTCCCATCTTTGGAATATCTCCGGAAGCCGTTCCAAATGAATCTCTTTTTTTCAATGGCAATGCGGAATCCATAGAAACAACATCTGCTGAAACAATTGAACCATCAACGTTTAATGTCTGCCACTTCAGATCTGTCGATAGTTCTGATGTTAACATTTCCTTATGTAAATAAGTTAAAGGCGTTTTTTTGCCATTAACTCTTTCTACAAGGTCTTTTGCAATTGCCGTAAAGTAGGCGGCAAACTTGACAAATAATGATCTTTCCATGATTTATTAGTCTTTTGTAAATCTGATTAATACTAATGCTGTTTTCGCCTCTGCTGGCGTTGTCAATCCGGTGCCGTTTTTAAAAGCTGCATCATTTACAGTTCCGCGAACCATTATTGCCGCGCTTGGCTTGGCTTTCAAAATGCTGGCAACCAGAACACCTTTGTAAGTGTGTCCGGCTGGTAATGCAGCATAATCATTGCCTGTTACAGGCATCGGCTTTAAGTCGCCTGACACGGTTTGTTCAATGATTAAGTGGCCCGCATTAATGACCTCTGGAGTAAATCCAGTTACGTCCAAAGCGCTGCCCCCTGGAATAGTCTCAAGGTTTTGTACAATCACAACAGAATCATTGCTTGTATCTACCGAGGTTCCTGTGTTGTCTAATTTTACAGTTGTACCTGCCATAATTTCTTTAAATTTTAGATTAAACCATCAACAATGTTTGCCACATCTTTTTCATCTGGCTTGCCATCTTTGCTTGTGAAACTTGGTACAACACTAGAATATTTAGTAGTGTTTGCAATTTCCTGACGTATATCAGTGAATTCTGTCTCAAGGTTTTTTACCTGATCCTCAATAGGAGTTTCAGAATGAACATCAATCCGGTTAAGCCAGTTTGCTTTAATTTCTGGCTTCAATGCCTTTAAAACTTCCGAAGATTCAAAAACAGACTGTGCAGTTTGTTTTTTAGTTTCAAGTATTTTACCTGTTTTGATCGCTTCCATATCGGCCACTAACTTTTGATTTGCATCAATAATAGCTTTAGCCCATGCTGGAGTATCATCTGGAACAGGTGTATTAACTGGTGCTGGTTCTGCATCGCTTGCCGGCGTTGGGGCTGTATTCGCTTTTGCCTCTAAGGTCCTAATCCTATCGTCCTCTCGGGCGATATCTTCAAAAGAATTAAAGTCATTTGCTAAATTTAAAACAACGTCCACCGCTGCATCGTCTGCATCGTCAGCTGGCATCGGAGCAAGTTTAGCCGCTATTGCGTCTATCCTTTTGGTAGATAAGTTCGCCTTAGGGAATAATACCTTAAGTCGTGCCTTAATGATTTCTGGTTTAACTGCCATGATAAAAAATTAAATTGTTGATTATAAAGACAAATGTATAACATATTATGTTATTTATAATCATTCTAAATAATATTTTGTGTATAAAAAAACCACTCGTTTAAAAGTGGTTTAAATGGTATTTAAATGATAATTAATTTCAGTTATTTTTTAATTCCTGAGTATCTGGTTTAACAATACCAATTGGTTTATCTGCATTTATCAGGGCGATTTCCTCTTCTGTATTTTCAGTCATATCCAAATACTTGACGCCAGTCCTTGTACTCATTAGCCCTGCATTTTTGGCTAGGGAAGCAATATCAACTGCTTCTTTTAAATCATCAGGTAAGATAGAATTGAATTGTATCCTTACAATCGTATCTTTTTTACTTGATGCTAATTTTGTATTTGTTGTCGTTGTAACTCCGGATATGAATATCTTAATGATACGTTGCAGCATAGTGCGGTTATCTCCTTCATTCATTCTGGCCTTTATAATACTATCTATAAATAAAAGCTTTATTGCGACTCCAGATAGATTTCCTATATTGCCTTTCAAATTATCAAATGAAAGATTAGGTGTGGATGTCAAAGAGTATATTAAATTATCTATGGTATCCATTTCCAGTTTTACACTCTCGGGAGCATTGTTATTAGTCAAAAAATCCGCATCCCCATGAATAGTTTTACCGGTTTCATTGTCCAATTCTTTCATAGGAAACTTTAATGTTTTGCCATCATCGTTCCTGTCAGGCATAGACTCTACTTTACCATACAATTTCAATAATGGATAGCCGGAATAGTCATTGCTTGCACCCAATTTGGAAAGGCCGGTCTCATACCGGTCAATCAAACTTTCCACACTGTGCCATTCTGGAAAGTCCTGGCTGATATAAACTATAGGGATTTTATCAAAACCGTGTGGAATCGCTTCATCTATAACAAATGATCCTGATTGGTCAGAGCATTTATAGCATATCTTATCAGTCCAAATCCAAGTACTCTTAATTGTTTTATCTTCTGAATTTTTATAGCTGAAAGACCATGTAAAAGCAATCATGTCACCTAAAGCATCAAAGTAAGGCGCCATTGTTCCTTCTTCGTTCGAAAGTATTTTTGCCTTTATATCGAGAACTTCTTTATTTTCCACATCTATAGTCTTTTTCATGTAGAATTGAAAGGCACATTCAGTTTGGCTTTTTTGAATAACTTTAGCTTTTTGAATTTTATCATCCATTCGGTTTTCTTCCCATAAGCGCATTATTTCTACTGATAAATCATTTACTTTATCAGGAATCAAAGTCACTGGAGCTCCTACTTCAAAAGCTGTAGCTGTAGTAACAATTTTTTCTTGATAGGGTACAATGGACCTAATTACCTTTACGGTTTTAGACTTTTCACCTTTACCAACCTGTTTGTCCTTTTGGATGATTCCTACCTGTGACTGCCTGATCGTACGGTCGAGATTTTTATATTCCTTTATGTATTTTGCTATGAGTTCACTATCCTTTTTTTGGGATGTCAAAACTTTGATGGCTTTATCTAGTGGCCCCGATAATAAATTTTCTAATTCTTCCATAATTTCTAATAATCAATTCCTAATTCTTCTAATGTTTCTTCAGTTGAGTGCATTTGCGCTTTTGAATTATGAGCAATATGACCATACCTGGCAGAGTCCCAGATGTGATTCCATTTATCTATTGGCTGGTTTATTTGAATTCCGGCAATCTCTTTCATTTTATAATTTTGTTGTTCTTTCAGAGCCTGGCTATATAGATGGTTTTTAACGATGTGTATTTTCTTTTTTTTCATTGAATTAAGCCAATACATTACTGATTTTGTTTTGCTGATTTTATAAGCATAGACATAACCTAATTTTTTTAAGCCTTTAACCATTTCGACAGTTCCCTTGTTTTCTCCAGTATATTTATCAGCCGAATCACAAGGAATTATGTCTTTTGCCTTATCAATTCCTAAGCTTTCTAATAAGCCTGCAAGTGCTTCCGGAGTTTCAATCGGTTCATAAGACAAAGGCTCTATCCAAATATTATATTCATCTTCAGCATACTTAACAAGTGTATTTGGATCTGTTGTGAATCCAAAGTCATTAGGATAAATTTCAGCCTTGTCTTCAGGGAATTTATCAATCCATGTGACTGTTGGAAATATTAATCCCTTCATTGCTCCACGAAGTCCCAGACCATAAATTTTCCAATAATCTTCATCTGCTGTTCCATTACTTATATTAGTAGGATGCGGCAGTGGTTGATTTGTTTTGCTAATTGGTTCTACTTTTCCAGTTTCTCTATTATAGCATTGAATAATATTATCTTTTACAATATATGATCCAGGCTTCCATGGTTCAGTAATTACTATCTCATGCCTCTCTTGTGGAGAAATATATTTATTATCATGAAATGTTGTTCTTAAAAATGCAACGTCTGGACGAGTTAAAACATTATCAAAAAACCAATGATCGGTAAATGATGGGTTATAATCGGCCCACCAGAATTTTCTACAACGAATTTTAACCTGATCAAAAACGCTTTTCTTGATGAACATTATTTCATTGAAGAAAGCATAATCACAACCTCCACCATGCTTTCCATCCCCAATAAAGTAAATTTTAGATTTGCCAATTTTAAAACTTTTAATTTCTTCAGCATTATGAAATTTATTTGGCAAACCATAATCGTCTAACCTACGCTTAAAATCATCATATAGAGTAGTTTTGAATTCATTGTATGTTTCGCGATAAATGTTAATAGTACAACCATTTATCTCATAATAAAGACAAAGCCAAATGATTATATCAACACCGCTCCAGGTTTTACCAGAACGAGTAGATCCTTCAAGCCCAGCTCCACGATAGCCAGACACCAATTGCATTTCACCATCAACAAACTCATACCTTTGACTAGTAATTGCATCAAAAAGAAGTGCATAATTTGGATTAGTATCCTTATCAACCTGCTTTAATCGTTTGCATGAAATATCAATATCTCTTTCTTTCAAAAGAGTTTCCAGTTCTAATATTTCAGCATCTGTAAGCACTATTTATCATAAATACATTTGCCAACATTTTCAACGAAAACATCAGCATCTTTTAGAATAATTGTTTTACCATCATTCTCTAATGTTTCTGCGAAATCCTGCAATGCAAGCCCGATATATTCCGGGTTAGTAGCTATTACATTGTCGATAAATATCATTCCGTTGATTAGTGTGATCATATATTTAATTTTAAAAACAACCCA